AAACATCCGCGATTTAAGAAACTAATTGAAGAACGCAACGCATTCAAAGAGGATGCGGAACAGTATGGAAAAATTACTGGATTTTTAGACATAAACAATGTTTCGGCTGATGAAGCCGCACAGGGTTTGCAGATAATGGCCTTAATGAAAGGCGATCCAGTAGAGGCTCTAGCAGCTCTCAAACCTTACGTTCAGCAACTTTCTGAAGCTGCGGGCTATGTTATGCCCGATGATATTCAGAATAAAGTCAATGATGGTTTCCTAGACGAAGATGCGGGACGCGAACTAGCAAAGACGCGGGCTGACGTTCAACGTGAGCGACAAATGCGCACTGACCTAGAGCAGCGTAACGAACAGCAACAATTTGCAGCCAACACAACAACAATGGCTGGAGCTGTTACTGATTGGGAAACTAAGACGCGCCAAAGTGATCCTGATTACGAACTCAAACAAGCAGAGATTGATGACCGTGTTCGTGTCCTCGTAAGTCAACGTGGCCGACCCAACACGCCAGACATGGCGCTTTCAATGGCAAAAGAAGCCTACGATGGCGTTAATGAACGGTATGCAGGGCGGTTTACTAACAAACGAGGCATCAAACCAGCATCTGGTGGAAAAATATCTGGAACACCAACGCCAGAACCAGCGAGCCTAATGGAGGCCGTTCAACAAGCGTTGAGTTCCTAACGTCCTAATGGAGAATAAAAATGGCTTTTAGTTCAGCCGAACTTTCGAATATCGCAAATGCCGCGCTCGATTATTACATCGACAAAGGTAATGTTTACTCTCAATCGCTTCAAGACAAACCTTTGCTCAAAGCCGTAGATGGCGGAGCAAAAACTTTCCCTGGTGGAAAAGGTGAATTGTCTGTTGCTGTGAAAGGTAACTACACAACAACCGTGGCTGGTTATACGCATAACGATACTGTTGCTTATGCTAATCCAGCAAACATCCAACGCGCTGCGTATGCTTGGAAAGAGCATCACGCTGGTATCTCGCTGACTATGACCGAGCTGAAACGCGATGGTATTTCTGTAACTGACAGCACAACTTCGTCAGGTACGTCAAACCATTCTGGTCGTGACCAGCACGTTCTCGTCAACTTGTTTCAAGACAAGCTAGATGACATGATGGAAGGCTATAGCCGTGGAATGAACGATTTCCTCTATGGCGACGGCACTGGTGACGCGAATGCGATTGCTGGCATTCAGTCAATCATCAAAGATGCACCAGCAACTTCTGGTTCAACTGTTGGTGGATTGTCCACGGTTACAAACACATGGTGGAGAAATCGCGCAAACGTGGCAATTACGACTTCTGCAACTGGTCAAGAACTGATCGAAACAATGCATAGCGAAATGCGTCAGCTAAAGCGTTTTGGCGGACGTCCTAATGTTGCTGTTTGTGGTTCCGCGTTCCTTGACCGTCTATCTGATGAGTTACGTCGTAACGGCAATTACTCGCAAACTGGTTTCTCAAAAGGCCAGAATATCAGCATGGGTGAAATCAACTATAATGGGCTTACGTTTCAATATGACCCAGCACTAGATGATCTAACCATTTCGGGCAAAAATCCAGATAAGCGCTGCTATATTATGGATACGTCCAAATTGTGCATGTACTACATGGACGGCGAAAAGATGAAGCGCCACAGCCCAGCTCGTCCTGCCACGCAGTACGTTATGTATCGTGCGATTACTACAACCGCAGCCCTTTCAGCAACTCAGCTGAATTGCCACGGTGTTTACGAAATCTCATAAATTGAGTGGGGCGCTTTTGCGCCCCCTCTTAACCTGGAAGGACTAAAATGTTTGATTTAATTAATTGCAACGTTGCGATCGGTGGGGATAGTCGCGCTGTTGTAAACAAACCATATTGCTCTGTTGCGGAAGTGTTGTTGCTGCAATCAATTCACGGCCAAGATGCAGTGACGAATATCCGCGTTTATGATGAGCTAAAAACTGATGATACTGTGGAGCGCGACCGGCTTGGTAATTTCTACGGTGACGATAAAGTCATTGCTCTCTTTAACCAGTTTGGCGAATTACCAAGAGTTTTAGCTGATACGAGAATTCCAGATGAAATTCTTGATCCTGTTTGGCTTTCAGAACGCTCTAAGCCTAAAGCCAAGGCAAAACCAAAAACATCTACGCGGAAGCGAGCAAGAACGGACAAGGGCCATTTTGTAAAAGATGATCCAGATACTCTCGAAAACGAAGCGTTTATAGAAAGCGAATAAATATGCCAAGAGGTGTTACACTTGGTCAGCTTATCACTGACTTACGCTCAGAAGCGGGCCACAGCTTGCAAGCTAACCTGGGCAAAGCAACGCGCGACGTGTTCGTAAATTTAATTGATCGGACGCAGCGACGTCTTTGGGCGGACTATAGCTGGCCTTTTTTAAGTGTAACGCGAGATATAAACATCAACGCGGGGCAAAGATACTACGACTTGCCCAGCGACGTAACTTTTGAACGCATTGAACGGGTGGAAACAAAGCACGGCGATGTTTGGGACAAAATGCACTTTGGCATTACCAACGAGCATTACAACCAGCACGATAGTGATAGAGGCATACGATCAAGCCCTATACGTCGATATGACACGTATGAGGGCAACCAGTTAGAAATCTGGCCCATCCCATCTATCGACAGTAATGCAACCACATTTAAAGGCATAATGAGGATGCACGGTATCAAAAACCTTTCTGCGCTAGTCTCGGAAGCAGACACAGCCGATTTGGATGACCAGTTAATACTATTGTATGCGTCAGCAGAACTTGCGGCGCGACAAAAGCAAGGTGATGCAAACAATAAGCTCGCGCAAGCACAGGCACATTACAGTCGTTTAAAGGCTAGAATGTCTAAAACTGAAACATTTGTCATAGGCGGTGGAGAGCCTGCTGGAATGTATCGCCCTAAAGGTCCACCACTTATCGCTTCGACAGGTTAAAAATGCCATATATTTTAGTAGAAGATTTTAGAGGCGGGCTAGATACTAGGCGTATGAACGTGACGGCAACGCCTGGCACTCTTATCGAAATTAAAAACGCTCATATCACGCGGGGCGGCGAAATTGAAAAGCGACCAGCGTTTGTGGAACTTGCAACGTTGCCAGCGGGGACGATTGGGTTAGCGGCGTCTGGTGGTCAGATTTATGTATTTGGCTCTGCTGCACCGGCTACAATTACGTTTCCTACTGGAACACCTTCAAATATTAACTACGTTCAATTACTTCACCCATCTGGCGAGGCTTTAACTGACGTTTTAACTGTAGAATTTTACAACGGCCAGCTATACGCTGCTGCGCAGTTTAGTGACGGCAGAATTTTTCATTACTTTAATGGCACACGGATTACCGATTGGTTTGATGGCCGCGCCCGTGCAACAATAGAAATAAATGCGGGGTCTGCTGGAGGTGTTTCGGCGACTGCATCTTTTACTGTTTCGTCTGGCACTCAAAACCCTGGTGATAATATTCGAACGATTACGTCTCAGACGACGGACCTTCTACCTTCAACCATTGCACATACTGGCAATAATTCAACGACTGCCACCAATATTGCGACTGCAATTTCGGGTGGATCTCATGGATATACAGCATCTGCTGTTGGCGCAGTTGTTACAATCGTGGCCCCAGCAACAGGTATAACGTATAACAATTTTGTTTTAGCTGTAGGCGTGGATGGCGATGCAGCTGTAAGCAGCGTGTCTAATTTTGTAGGTGGCATTGATAATGCAATCAGCAATATAACAGTCGATGGTGTTTCAATTATAGGGTCGCAAATTGTATGGGGAACGAGCCACAGCCTTACAGCGTTTAATTTAGCAGAAGCCATTAATGACTTTCCATCATCGCCCGAATATCAAGCGACATCTGTTGGCGCTTTTGTAAATATTATTAGTAAAGAAAGTGGCTCATCATTCAACAATAAGGCGATTGCTGTTACAACAACAGGTAACGTGACGACTGTTTTTGATCCAGCAAGCCAAAGTTATTTGGACGGTGGCGCTGACGCCAGTGCAATAAACGGATACACGCCTGGGGCAGTTGTTCGTCCAGTGAAGAGCAAAATGTATGCTTTATCTGACAGCCTGCTACACTTTTCAGCAGTCAACAATCCAGCCGAATGGAATGACCCAAGTGTTGGTGCTGGATTTATTAACTTAGCAAATAACGCAAAAGGTTCGGAAAGCTTAAAAGCTATCGCCAACTATTTTGACAATATTGCAATTTTGGCCGAAAGTGCCATTCAGATTTGGTTTGTTGATCCAGACGAAACAAAAAATACTCAAATCCAAGTTTTGCAAAACACTGGAACGATTGCCCCTGATAGCGTTGTCGAATTCGGCGATAACGATGTTTTCTATTTAAGTCTATCTGGAATACGATCACTGCGATCACGGGACAGTAGTAACGCGGCTTTTGTTGGTGACATTGGTAATCCAATAGACGATTTGATTGTGGCTGAACTGCAAGCCAACCGGCTTGCGTGTGAGCTTTCAAAGGGTACACTTGAACCGCGTGACGGTCGTTATATGCTTGCGATCGGCTCAAAGATTTATGTCTTTTCCTATTTTCCATCGAGTAAGGTTTCTGCTTGGTCGGTTTACGAGCCAGGCTTTGTTGTAGACAGGTGGGCGTTTGACGGTCGGCAAACCTTATGTCGATCTGGCAATAAACTGTATTCGCTAGGCGGTGAAAACGCTAATATTTATGACAGCTCTGAGGTTGTCGTGCAGATGCCATTTTTGGATGGTTCCGCCCCTGCAACTTCAAAAGATTTTTTTGCAATCGACGCGACGTGCGAAAACACATGGACGTTTTTTGCAGGGACTGATCCGCAAAACATTTTGGCGCAAGAAGAAATAGCAACATTTGTCCAAACGACTTACGGACAGGGTCGGGTTGGCATGACAGGATACTCAACACACATTGCCCCGCGTCTTGTATGTGCAAAACCTGGCGCGGCAAAATTGGGCAACATAGCAATTCATTACAACCCTTCGGAGAGCGGATGAACTATTTTAGACAGGCTGAACCAGAGGAAGTTTATAACGTGGCGCTCAATATGCGTGAACGAGATTTTGAAGAAATAGATGCACTTCGCTGGTCAGAAGGCCGTGAAGAATTAGCCCAAGGACTGTGCAACGAACTTGGTAATTTTCAAAATGTGTTTGTTTGTGGTGATGATGACGGGCCAGTTGCGATTGTTTGTTACATTCCCCTTCGCAGAGGCGTGTGGAGTTTGGGGCTTTTTGCGACAGATAGCTTTCAAAATATTGGGAGTTTTCTGACAAAGCGGATAATTCGTGAGATAATACCGGCATTAGATCATGGCGGAGCGCACCGTGTCGAATGCCAAAGTATCGTTGGATATGACCAGGTTCATGCATGGCTCGAATTCTTAGGTTTAAGAGAGGAATGTTTGTTGAAAGGTTTTGGAAAGAATGGCGAAGATTTCAAAACGTTTTCGTGGGTGCGAGATGAGGCCGGCCATTATGGCTGGGACCGAGGAGAAATTGTAAATGTGCATTAATAACAACGCTGCAATCGCTACTGCTGACACTGAAGCGGAGCGCATTCGCCTTGAAGAAGAACAACGACAAACGCGTATTCGCACAGGACGCGAAGCAATAAACAGCGCATTTGATAGTTATGACGATGGTTTCTATGCGGATCGCGCCAACAGTTATATTGATTTTGCAACGCCCGATTTGCAAGATCAGTTTAAAAATGCGACCAAAGATTTAGCAAATTCGTTAGCTCGTAGGGGCGTATCGCAATCGAGCGAAGCTATAAATCGTAAAGCTGAACAACTTGCACTCTTCAACAAAGCAAAAACATCAATCATCGATAAAGGCCGTACAAACGCTGACGCGGTTAGGAATGCGTTGGGAGCTGCAAAGGGTGATTTACTTACACAAAATCAAGCAATGGCTGATCCAACATTAATGGCAAACCAAGCTGCCACCAGCATAGCAAATGCGACAACGCTTCCACCTTATAATCCGATTGGGCAGATTTTTGCCAGCGGCACGGACGCAGTAGCGACCGGCGTGGGGTTGAATGCGCGCGGTCAGCTTAACGACGCCTACAACCTGGGTAACTTGTTTAGAAGTCCTAGCGCTGCAAGGATAATTCGCTCATGACTAAAACACCTAAATTTGCAAAAATTGCCGGCCAGGATCATATGCTGGCTTACATTAACCAAGCTGAAGCGGATATGCTTAAAAAATCTGGCGGCGCGGGTGTTCCTGTTGGCCCAGCTAAAATACCAGCTTACCCGCCGAAACAATTATATGAAGCGCAAAGAAGCAGATTAGCGGAAATAAGAGCAAGAAACGAAAGGCAAAGGAAAGCTAGAGCATCTGCGGCTCTGGCAGCAGCCAAAGCGGATGAAGACAACAAAACAGCGGCAGCAGCATCTAAGTTAGCAGACATTAAAGCAAACGGAGGTAGCCCAGGCGCATTTAGTGACGGCGGCATGGTTGAGGCGTTTTTTGACGCAATCGGATTTGATATCGATGGCGATGGCGACGGTAATAATCAAGGTACAAGGTTTAGCTCCACTGGGACAGGCGTTGGTACGGGTGTTGATAATCCAAACTACGATGCCGCAGAAGACCCGAACAAAGATATTCCCAATCTCGCCACTGCGACAGAAGCGGAAAAAGCTGCATCAGCTGCGTTAGCGGCACAAAATGCAGCAATCTACGGTAAGATGAATGATCCATTGGCTGCAGCTGGCGTTACGCTCGGAGGCAAGCAAACGGCTGCTACTCCTGCTAATGTGGGCAACACGCCAATTCTTCAGTACACTGGCAGCAAAGGTAATACTGCTGGTGGTACATATTCTCTTGCTACTGGCAGCGGGCAAGGTAAAAATGGTTCAGGAACATATACGAACAAAGACGGCGATCAAGTTCCTATCGGGCTTTTCGGCACGGGCGGATTAGACGGAACCGAAAAAGCATCAGTTTCCACAAATGCAGATGGTACTTTGTTCGTTCCTTACAATGGCGCCGACCCTCACAGCATTGATAGAAATACAAATTTTGTTGGTGACACAAACCCATTTCTTGCAAATGGCGCCGTGAATGAAAATTATAATATGTCGAAGGATTTAGCGGAAAACGGAGAATATTCAGTTAGCGACGCTTTGCTGGGCTTGCAAAACACTATGACAATTAACCCAGGTGGCGCGGGTAATGGATTTGATGTTACTGGATACCAAGGACCGAACGGCGAAACGACTTATTATGACGGCGTTGAAGTAAAAAATAAAACACTTCGTGGAGACTCAGCATTCACCACAGGTTTTGAAGCAAATGGGCCAGCGATTGTAAACGCACTTGCCAAGAAAACTGGCGTGGAAACTAAGGATTTTGGTGGTAGTGTTCTCGGCGATGGCGACGGCGGATATGTTACAGTAGATGGTGACGTCGTAGACGGCGATTTTGTAAAAGGTGCGGTAATAGCTAATGATGATATATTACCAGGAGGACTTATTACTACGGTATTTGATCCAGACCTAACGTGCCCAGAAGGTTATGAAAAGGTCAATGGGACTTGTGTGAAGATTTCCACAAACGCTTGCCCAACGGGTTTTACTCTTGTTAATGGCGTTTGCGTACCTGATGATGATGTAGAACCCCCAATCCCAAAAGTGTGTCCACCAGGTTTTGAATTGCGCAATGGTACGTGCGTTAGAATTGGGCCAGGACCAGTTGATCCACCAGACGACCCGCCAATTGACCCGCCAATTGACAATAGTGATCTACTAGCCGCCAGAGCCGCGCGGGATGCAGCCTATTCGGCCCAGCAGGGTAATATCAGCAGCGCATTTGGATTTGCCAACGATGGCTATTACAACGGGCTGCGCGATGCGTACATGACTGATAGTGATGGCCCATTTAAGACGGCATATGACGACGCCCAACGCGGCTTAATGGACGTGTTTAAGAGCGCCGGTTTACTTACTCAGGCTGGTGTTAATGAATCTACGGGAGCCTTGACCGGCGCAATGGGAACCGAAGAAGGCAAGCTCGGAGGGTTAGCTGACGAGTATCGATCTGCAAACAAAGGTTATGTTGATGGCGGGATTGGCTCAGTTAATTCTGGCCTGGATGTACTAAAGTTCTTCTCAGATGACGTAGATACAGTAAATAGCCAGACGTCTAATATTAACGCGTACGATGTAACGGGTCTATCTAGCCCATATAAAACCCCCACCAATCAAGGCATCGCGGACTTCTTCACAGATTTTGCAAAACGCAAATATGATCCGTCATACAATGTAGATCCGACTGCAACAACGAGCAGCAAAGCGCGGCGAATTACAGCTGCTAATTCGGCGCAGCCTTCATCAATGCTTGGCATCAAAAGTCCCTATTCGGGCAGTTCTGTAAGGGTAATTAACTAATGTGTAATCCAGTAATCGCAGGCGCTCTAGCATCAGCTGGTGGCGTTGTAATGCAAAATAATAACGCCAACAAAGCGGCAAAGATGCGGGCTGGATACCAGACGCAAAACAGTGAACGTCAACGAATGTTAGAAGAAGAAGCTCGATCTGGTCAGGGCGCACTTTTAGAAGCCTTGTCCCGCGCGACTGTTCAAGGTGGAATGAAAAGATCGGCAAACAATATGCAAAACAGCTATGACGCCGCGACTACAGCGCCTCCAGCTGCTGCTCAAAATGGCGGTGGTCCTGCACTGATAGCTGATGTTGCTAATGCAACGGCACAAAGGCAGGTGGCAAAACAAGCAGCTTATAACAGTAAACTTGCTGATCTTAACAGCTTCTCTGATTATTTGGGTACTACCATAAAACCGAAAACTATGGACTCGGCGTCCAACACGCAAATGCTGGGTGGATTTATGCAGGGAAACAATGTGCCGCTAAGTGCGGAGCTTGAAGCTGCAAACGCGCGAGCTAACAGCCCGATGGCGCAACTTTTGATTGGTGGTGGTCAGCTTTCTACCGGCTACGGACTAAAAAAGTAGGAGATACTAATGGCTACTCGAAACCCATACGCGATGGACCCAGGTTTAATGGCCGGTTTTTCTAATTTATCTCGTGCGCTGTTAGGCTCGGCACAGGACGATGCTTCGATTGCCCAGGCAAATCTTGCAAATACTAGAGGTGAGCTTGTTTCTGCTCAGACTGCCACGGAAGAAGCTTTGCTCGACCCGCGAACAAAAGAAATTTTGGCAAATGTCTTGTTAAAAGAAGCGCAAGCCAACACTAGCGGACAGCAAGGTAATTTTTTCAGCTCTCAGACAGTTGGGCAGAATATTGCAAATACAGATGACCAAAATCAATTAGACGCTTTTAACGCTCTCTCTAGCGATCCAGCTATGATGCAAAGAGTTGAACAAATGATAGGAGCGCCTGGTGTGGATGCTTCTGCCCTTGTACGGGCTATGTTCAATTTAGATAGCAATTCACAGCAAGTGCAAACTGCATTAGCGGGTGTAGGAACAGACGCTGATAATCAAACAGCCAGAACGATACAGCTTGATCCAAACTCAAGTGAGTTAGACATCTTAAAGGCTATGGCGATTACTGATCCAGCAGCATTCGGATCAATAACAAACAACAATTTGGATAACCAAACCTCACGGTTTAATAACGCAGCGAATAATACGCAGTCTGGTGAGAATAACGCAGCAAATAATACGCAGTCTGGTCAGAATAACGCAGCGAATAATACGCAGTCTGGTGAGAATAACGCAGCGAATAATACGCAGTCTGGTCAGAATAACGCAGCAAATAATACGCAGTCTGGTCAGAATAACGCAGCAAATAATACGCAGTCTGGTAACAATAACGCAGCGAATAATACGCAGTCTGGTCAGAATAACGCAGCGAATAATACGCAGTCTGGTGAGAATAACGCAGCGAATAATACGCAGTCTGGTCAGAATAACGCAGCAAATAATACGCAGTCTGGTAAGAATAACGCGGCTACTAATACGCAGTCTGGTAACAATAACGCGGCTACTAACCAAACCAACATGGATATTGCCGAACTAAAACAGGAAGT